GGGCTGGCAGAAAAGATCTACTACTCGTTGAAACATTGAGGGCTCTGTAGCAACATAGAGCTAAATTTTACTGACAACAAATAGTTACCGTCACTATGCAATATAACATCCCTACGTTGCTCACTCTTTTTCGTGTCGTACTCATCCCGTTCTTTGTGCTGGCGTTTTACCTGCCGGTTGTCTGGGCACCCTTTGCCTGCGCATTGATCTTCCTTATTGCAGCGGTAACAGACTGGTTTGATGGCTATCTGGCCCGCCGCTGGAATCAAAGCACCCGTTTTGGCGCTTTCCTCGATCCGGTGGCGGATAAGGTGATGGTTGCTATCGCGATGGTGCTGGTGGCCGAGCACTATCACACCTGGTGGGTGACGCTGCCTGCGGCAACCATGATCGGCCGCGAGATCATTATCTCTGCGCTGCGCGAGTGGATGGCGGAACTGGGGAAACGCAGCAGCGTGGCGGTCTCGTGGATTGGTAAAGTGAAAACGACGGCGCAGATGGCGGCGCTGGTCTGGATGCTGTGGCGTCCGAACGCCTGGGTTGAGTGGGCGGGGATTGGCCTCCTGTGGGTGGCGGCAGTGCTGACGCTATGGTCAATGCTGCAATATTTGAACGCTGCGCGCGGAGATTTGCTTGATCAGTGATCGTTTCGCCGTAATTTTCAGCAAACGATCCGGGGATGCAAAAAATAACGTTGACTCATAACGTCATATCAGTAGAATGCAACGCATCGAACGGCGGCACAGCAAGCCGGACGATAATGAAATCAAGTGGTTAGAGATTTACTTGATGACATGCGGGAATAGCTCAGTTGGTAGAGCACGACCTTGCCAAGGTCGGGGTCGCGAGTTCGAGTCTCGTTTCCCGCTCCAGATTAAAGACATGCGCATTAGCGGGTGTCAGTTTGAAAAGTTTTACGGCGCGTTAGCAAAGCGGTTATGTAGCGGATTGCAAATCCGTCTAGTCCGGTTCGACTCCGGAACGCGCCTCCACTTTCTTCCCTGGCCGGATGGTGGAATCGGTAGACACAAGGGATTTAAAATCCCTCGGCGTTCGCGCTGTGTGGGTTCAAGTCCCACTCCGGCTACCATGGGAAAACCAGAATAAAATCAATGATAAGCAGTGTCGTATAAACCACCGAAAGGTGGTTTTTTATTGCTTATTTTTCGCCATTCGCCATTGTTTCGCCATTCAACTTCGCCATAGAAAGAGGGCATTACTGCCCCCCAACCACCGGGACTACAGATATTTTGCGGTTATATCGTGCAGTCTGCGAAGCATTTTTGTGGCCCGATATTTCCTGTTTTTCATGCAGCGTTCCTTCCAGATCAGATATCCCTTTAGCTTTCAGATCATGGAACGTGAAGTCAAATTCGAGCTCAGGAAATTTTTCTGCGGCTAACTTTTTCGCCTTCATCCACTGAGCATTAAAAGCATCACGTGTATAACGAGAACCAGACTGCTGGTGGATTACGTAAAGGCTGACCATGCCACTATTCAACGGAAGTGAATCTGCCATGGTGATCGCATTCGATAGGCGTACTGTCCAGGCTTTAATCTGACTCACTGCAGTCTTGCTTTGCTGAATTAGAATACCTTCATCAAGTATCTGACTCTTTTTAAGGTCCAGGATGTCACCCTGACGTGCGCAGCATAAATAGGCCAACTCCATGGCAATCTTCACCGGTACTGACGAAACGCTGAATAGTGCATCATATTCTTTGTCCGTGACGTAACGCGTGCGCGCTTGCTCCTTAAATTGCTTCACCCCCTGGCATGGATTCATCTTCACTTTGCCACGCTCATATGCCCACCTGAACACCCTCGACATAAACGCTTTCTCTCGGTTCGCCTGAACCCTACTCTTAATCCCTCTCTTATCCATATACTTTCTGATGTGCTCCGGCTTGATGTTCTCTGGTTTCATTTTGCCGAAAACGACATTTACCTTTGAACCGTATTTCTGGTAATCCTTTCTGGTTTCTGTTGCCAGCTCATGGAAGTCACCAGAGTTAAAAAACTCTTCGCATAAAGCATGGAAGTTTGAACCTACCTTGATATCGTTGATGAAGTTTTCATAGGCGGCCCAAACCTGAGACTTAGAGAGATCGTGGTTGCACAATCTCACTGTTCTCCCGTCAGGCGTTCTGAACTCATATGCTGATTTTCCCCGGCGAACGCGGGGCGGCATCCAGTTATCATCTGGGTTTTTGCGGATTCTGGGCATTACATGTCCTTAAAGTTTGGTTCTTCTTCCTCTGGATTGTTCACTACCAGCTTTAGGCCTGCAGGATTAGTTACATGATCCCATGTAGTTCCTGGCCTGCCGTCTTTTCGTGGCACGAAAAATACACCGCTTTCTTTCAGCGCTCGGCACTGAAGAGAAGGGCGACGATAACCAGTAAGCTGATAGAGGTCATCAGGGGTAAGAAAACGTTGGCTTTGTCCGCTCATCGTATAGCTCTCCACTTAACCGGCTGCACCCGGCTATCTCTTATAGAAAATGCAAGATGAACAACCACCACGGAGCCCATCATTGCAGGTACGACATCTTTTTGTTTCGGTGTAATAGAGCTGGTGGGCCATCTCCTTCGGCATGAGAACCGGCATCGGCACGCGTATAACTTGCTTTTTGAGCCTGTCTATTTCTCCGGCCAGTTCCAGCAGTCTGGAGCGGCAATCCTCTGCCTCCCCGCGCCACCATGCGACATCTGCCTTAAGGCGGCGCATGCGCCGCAGTTTTAGTTTGCTCAACATGGCAGCCACCCCATACTCTGAAGTGCGCCGATGACCAGCAGCACGAACATTACTGCGTCGAATGGGTTAGGCATGATTAAGCACTCCCTTAATCGCACCCCAGGCAAGCTCAAGCAAAGATGCCCAGGCAACGTAAAGGTGAACACCGGCGGCTACACCAAAGCCAATTATCATTGCGTATTTAAAAGCTTCTGATTTGCTCACGGCTTCACCTCCTGCTGCGGTGCTGCATAAAGCGCCTGACAACTCCATCCTGACCACAGACCAGGTTCTGCTTTCTCATCATCTTCAGGGCGAACAAGCGTAACTTCGCTTGGATGTTTTCTGTGTGACCATAGCCAGGCTACTGGTTCTGCTTTTGCTGGCGCTGGCGGGGCGGAGTAAACGATACGTCCACGACCTCCAGCCTTAAGCGCAGCGTCATATATTTCCTTTTCAGTGTCGTAGTAACCTTCATCCCACAGTTGATAAATGGGCTCAGCCATTAGAGCTCTAGCGGCAATACTTGCGATCTTTATATCAGCCGCAACGCCATCTCTGTCTGGATGATTCTCCAGCTCGCGAGCCCCCCTGGATACCGTCAGATGTGCACGCCTGATCAACTGCTCTTTGGTGAATTCCATTACTTAACTCCCAGCAGCAAGCGCGCCGCCTCAACAGTTACCCACGAAGGCATTGCAACGCCTGATTGACTGCCATTGCCACGACGTTCGCCCGTGTCGCATTCGGCATAGAGCCGCGCCAGCATTGCCTCCAGCTCAGCAATCCGCTTCTCTGCCTCTTCAAGTTGAGAGCGCAGCTCCGGCGCTTTGTCATCAGCGTTTCGACGTAATTTTGTCACCTCATCAAATAGCTCTACCGCGATATTTCCCTGTTGTTTTGCCAGATTTTCTGCGGCTTCCAACTTGGTCCTCAGCGTCTCGAAATCTTCTGCATTTACAACAGGAACATGCCCGTAGCCTGGGTTTTGCGTGCCACCGAATGCCATCGGATGGATGTAATAAGTTTTCACGCTTTCATCATCTGCGAGAGTTTGTTTGTCGATGTTGCTCATTGGGCGGTTCCTTCTGCTTTACGGCGGCCAACATAACCACTGATTGCATCGCGTAATTCCTTCCGCTCTGCTTCTGTTAATTTTCGGGTTGGCCTCATCCACGCAGGAGTGGTGTTATTTTCTTTGGCTGGCTTGCTCATGACTGCACTCCTTTGCGAATTTGGTCTGCGAAGTCTTCTGCATCAGCAGCCATACCAGCGGCTTCTTCAGACATTCTCATGCTTCGGCTACGCAGAGCCTGCTGTCGTTCTCGCTTGTGCGCAGCAAATATCTCCACACCCTGAGCACGAACTTCAGCCAGGAAAGCGTCGGTAGCTTGGGTTTCTATAGATATGCCAACCCATTGCTCTCCGTCCCATTTGCAGCCTTCAGCGTTTGCAGCCTTCAGCCCCGCATTCTCCGCAGCTAGCGCAGCAACATCATTGCGAGCTTTACGTAGCTCCAGAACAGCAACCTGAACTGCATAAGCGAACATAGCGGAAGGGCGGTTACAATCGGTCTCAGCATCGCGCTGCATGTTCACTGCAACAGTCATCAGTTCATCCAGCTGTTCGCCGGTCATTGGTTTATTGGCTGTCATGATTCTTTTCCTGCTGCAGTTTGTGTTGCTTAACGAAGTGGGCCACAGCCTTTGACTGGCTAGCGGCAATGGTTTTGTCACCCATGTCCAGCCAAACGGTTTTTCCGCGATACAGTGAGGCCCGACCAATGTCTTTACCATCGAGCATCACATACAGAGTTCGTCCACGAATTTCTGTGGTCGGGACTGGCTGTGACAAGCGATACGTTTCACGCGCTTCAGCAATGGCTTTGTGCTCGTCGATAATTGCCAGTGCTTCCGCCAGCGCCGCACCTTCAAGAGTGAAAACACCTTCATCACTGATTGCAGCCTGAGCCATAAGCTCAACGAAACGGCGCGCGTTCTTGATGCTCAGTTCGGGGGCGATAGAACTGCGGGTAACTTTCGATTTCCCTTGGGCAGCAGCGACTGCTTTGTCATGCTGGAGAACTTCACCCGCCTGTTCGCCATACTCGCGGACACGGTCCACAGCAACGTCAACAGATACTGCACCGGATTTAACTTCCCGCTGCACGTCATGGTTTGCTGTACTGAGGAGTAATAACTTCTCGACGGTGGCCACGGACTTATTAACCAGCTTTGCAATTTCGCAGGTGGTCTGGTTGAAGGCGTTATGCAGCTCCTGAATAACTGCAGCCTGCTCCATATCTGAGAGCGGCAGTTGGTTGTTACTGGTCATGATGCGCGCCAGACGCTGAACATCGCTACCGTTGAACGGCATGATGTGGATGCGGTCAACTGGCTTGCCAGCTTCAGCACAGCGCGCATACTGGCGCATTAACCCTTTTGAACTGCTGAATATGCCAGTCAGTGAGCTTCCGTTACTGGTCAGCCAGGCAAACAGAATAGAACAGGAGAAGCCTCGCAATGGCTGAGTTTGAATTAAAAGCGCTGATCACCGGCGTGGATAAGCTTTCTCCTGCGCTTTCACGAATGCAGAAAAACATTCGTGGTTTTAAACGTCAGGCCGAAGAGGCATCGAAGGGCGGAATTGCTCTTGCTGGTGGCCTTGCAGCAGGACTGACTGTTTCACTCAAGGCTTTCGCCGATCAGGAAAATGCGGCAACGGGTCTGAAAGTGGCGATGATGCAGGCCAATGGTGAGGTCGGCAACAGTTTCGAAAAAATCAATAAACTTGCCGTGGGGCTCGGTAATCAGCTGCCGGGTACCACGGCTGATTTTCAGAACATGATGCAGATGCTGGTTCGCCAGGGGATTCCGGCAGAAAATATTCTGGGCGGGGTGGGGAAAGCGACAGCGTACCTTGCCGTTCAGCTGAAAAAGACACCTGAAGCGGCGGCTGAATTTGCCGCGAAAATGCAGGACGCAACTGGCACCGCTTCAGATGACATGATGGGGTTATTCGACACCATCCAGAAGGCATTTTATCTGGGGGTGGATGATACCAACATGCTGTCTTTCTTCACCAAGACCAGTTCTGTTCTGAAGATGGTAAACAAAGATGGGCTAAAAGCGGCTCAGGGTCTTGCGCCTATAAGCGTGATGATGGATCAGATGGGCATGCAGGGTGAGTCAGCAGGTAACGCCCTTCGTAAAGTCATTCAGTCAGGTCTGGATGTTAAGAAAGTCAACAGCGTGAATAAAGTGCT